AACTGCCACAGCAAGAGCTAGTATTCCGGCTACCTGTAATACCTTAGATAATATCTGTCCTAATATACCACCAGCTTTCATTAAGGCACCCATAGCCGATTCAATAAACTTGCAAGGACCTGATGCTGTTGATGGAACGTTAGCTAAAACGTTTGCTAAAGAACTAAATGACGAAACCATACTCATGTAACCTGCAAGTCCTGTGATAGCAATACCTCCAGGTGAACTCGGTGACGTTGGTAGTGCCACATCATTACCATAGTAAGCAGTGTTGCCCATAACTGTCCATTGTGCATTTGTATCAGTGAACTCTGTAACACACATACCACTTTGTCTGTTACTTAAGAATGCAATATCTTTTATTGCACCTTCTACAAACTTGATATCTCTTATTTCAATGTCTGTTAGCTTCCTTGTTGTTTGTCCTGGACCTATCAACGATCCATCTACTTCGACACGTTGAGCATAATTAACATGATCCCAATTATCAGGCAATGCGGCCTTTTGATCATAAATTTTTTGTGCTATCTGTTGGATCGTATCGTCATGAGGATTCTTGAAGCCAGCATAAGCCTTACAGCTTCTTCCAAATGGATCTTTATGATCAACTAGATCTAATGCACCACTGTTTAATAAATTTTTCTGTAAATCACTTATTTGAGAAGTCTTTGGAATTATACTATCTGGAAAGTTTAGATTATCTGGATATATACCTGTTATTTTTTTTCCTGTTGTCATTATTATCCTCCTGCGAATACTGTTCCTGATCCTGTTTGTACTTTACTGCCACAAGCAACCGGATCACCGATCCTACCTAGTTGTAAGTTGTTTGCAAACACTGTTGATGATCCTGAGGCCAAATTACTTCCATGGACACAGTGAACCGACCAACTGTCTGATTGTCTATGTACTGGGATATTATCTGCTAAAACATTTCCACTCGCACCATTACTTGGTCTCGGAGGACATGGTCCGTGACCTGTGCATAAATCACCTAATCTAGTTACCGCTGGCATAATAGTATTTATGTACTATTATTATGCAGAGATTATCTTTGATTTTTCTTCAGGTGTCGGTGCTTTGATACTTGTAACTGTTTGTGAGTATTGGCTAGAAGCTACTGAATTTGCTTTTGTTATTGCAATTATATTACTTGTTGATATTTCAATTGCATCTTTAACATCTTGCATCATCATGAACTGACTCATTGCCAAACCTTTTGGAGTGTGTACTAACATCATAGGTTTTATTACCTTGATACTATCTGCACCTTCTTCAACTACTTTAGCAATGACTTCTTCTGCTGTCACTAGTTTAATAGCTACTATGTCACCTTCTTCGTGTTTTTTATTTTGGATCATAATTTAAAGCCTTTAAATGTGTCTTTGGTTACATCTTGTTTTACACCACCTATGATGTAACTTTCGACTTCTGTTTCTTGAGGTGCTACCTGTAAACCTGCTGAGCTTAACCAGTGTTGTGTCCATGGTAGTGGATTCTGTGTTACGGGTTGATCAAAAATTGGTTCTTTACCAATTGCTTTTAATCTTTTGTTTGCAATAAATTCAACGTATCTGTGTAATAGAGTTTCATTTAAACCAATGATAGTACCTTCTTTGAATAAATGATTCGCCCATGCTTTCTCTTCTTCTACTGCTACCTTAAACATATCGTAAACTTGTTGATCACACTCTTTTGCGATTTTAGTAAAGTCTTTGTCATCTGAACCATTGTGCCAGTTCTTGATAACGTGTGTCGACAAGTTCAAGTGTGTTGCTTCATCTCTTGCAATCAATGAAATAATCTTTGCTGAACCTTCCATAAGTTTAAGTTCACCAAATGCAAATGTACAAGCAAATGATACGTAAAATCTTAAACCTTCTAATAGGTTAACATTAACCATTGCTAGGTAAAGTTTTTTCTTAACATCATATAAATCACCTTCACCTTTTGCAAAATATTTCTCGGCCGCTTCACCAAAACTGTCATAGTTTTTAGTTACTGAAATTGCACGTTTCAATATCTCTTCATCATCTAAAATAGTGTCAAACACTTCACTTGGATCTGGATAAACATTCTTAATAATGTGCGTGTATGATCTTGAATGTATTGTTTCAAAGAAGTCCCAAGTTACAATACAACCTTCAAGCTCTGGATTAGAAACATAAGGTAAGAACATAAGACTTGGTCCTCTTCCTTGCACACTATCTAACAAAGTTTGATACTTTAGATTTGCTGTGAATATATGTTTCTGTTCTGGTCTGAATGTATCGTAATCTGATCTATCCTTTTGCAGTGATACTTCCTCTGGTCTCCAAAAGTAACCTAGCATAGTTTGATTTAATTTATCAAACTGCGGATACTTAAACACATCATATCTCTGTACGTTCTGATCTTCACCAAAGAACATCGGCTCTTTCGTAAAGTCAATATCATTCCTATTAAAAACTGTTTTTCCCATAGTCCTATTTATTTCTCTTAGATTTCACAGGCATCGCAATTTTCGACGTCTGTGTCTTGTGTGACTGATACATTTGAATCAACTTTCACGTCATGTTGTGAACCATCTAAATGCTCAAATTCTTTCGCGGCATTCTGTACTGGAGTTTCTTCAACTTCAACGCTAGAGTCTGTTTTGAAATCATATGTATTCTGATAATAACTAGTCTTCCAACCTAACTTATAAGTGTTCAATAAGTCTTTAAACATAACACTCATTGGTACCTCATTATTTTCATAATGTGTTGGATTATATGACCAGTTGCCTGATATTGCTTGATCAAAAAACTTTTGCATCACAGCAACTACGTTAATATACCCATCGTTGTTTGGCATATCCCAAAGCAGAGTATAAAAATTCTTTAACCTTGAGTAGTCAGGTACTATTTGCTTTAATGGACCTTTCTTACTCTTTTTAACTGATAAGAAACCACGTGGTGGTTCAATACCATTAGTAGCATTGCTAACTACTGAAGAACTTTCTGAAGGCATCTGTGCTGACAACGTAGAGTTTCTCATACCAAATTCAGCAATCTCTTTTCTCAATTCATCCCAGTTCTTCTTCATTTTCACTGAACATACTTCGTCAAGATCTTTTTTGTAGTGATCGATAGGCAATTCACCTTTCGCATATTTCGTTCTATCAAAGTATTCACATTTACCTTTTTCTTTTGCAAGTTCCACTGATGCCTTAATTAGATAATATTGAAATGCTTCGGTAAGCTCATGTACTACTTTTACAGCACCTTTGTCTCCATACTTAACTTGATTCTTTGCAAGATAGTGTGCTAGTCCTATGTAACCTATTCCTAAACTTCTTCTTGCTTTTGTAGAAATTTCAGCCGCCGTAACTGGATAATTTTGATAATCAATAATTTCATCTAATGCTCTAACAGCCACTTCACATAGTTCTTCAAGTTCATCTAAGTCTTTTAAAGTACCAACATTGATTGCACTCAAAATACATAAAGCAATCTCGCCATCTCCATCAATGTGCTGTAACGGAACTGTAGGTAAAGTTATCTCTTGGCATAAGTTACTCATTGAAACTTTATCTTGGAAACTACTATGTGAGTTTGCATGATCTATATTCATAATATAGATACGACCTGTCTCTGCTCTTTCTTGTAACAGTTTACCAAAAAGTACCTGTGCAGAAATTTTCTTCTTGTAAATTCTTTTATCTTTCTCATACTTGATATACAACGTATCAAATTCATCTGTACCAAATGCATCATACAATCCTGGTACATCATGCGGAGAGAAAAGAGATATGTCTTCATCATTCAATAGTCTTTCGTAAAACAGTTTAGATAATTGTATCGAATAATCTAATTTACGTACTCTATTATCTTCTGTACCTTTGTTATTTTTCAGTACAAGTATGTCTTCAATTTCTTGGTGCCAAATAGGGAAGTGTACTGTTGCACTACCACCACGCACACCATTTTGTGTGCAACATCTTACAGTTGCTTCAAACTTCTTAAGGAAAGGAACAACACCAGTGTGTGCTACTTCTCCACCTCTGATACGAGAATTGATTCCACGTATCCTACCTGCATTGATACCAATTCCGGCTCTTTGTGCAATATACCTGCCGATCGCCATGTCGCTAGAAAAGATACTAGGCAAAGTATCATCTACTTCAACTAATACGCAACTAGCAAACTGTCTGATTGGTGTTCTCACACCTGCCATTACTGGCGTAGGTATATTAACTTTGAATTGACTTGTAGCGTTATAGTACTTCTTGATGTATTTCATTCTATTCTCTTTAGGATAGTTTACAAACAAAGTCGCCGCAATCATCATGTACATAAATTGTGGAGTTTCAAATATCTTACCAGAACTTCTGTCTTGCACAAGATACTTGTCAACTACTTGACGTAAACCTGCGAAAGTGAAATTAAGATCTCTTTCATGTCTAATATAGCTGTTTAATTTGTTCCATTCATCGTCAGAAAATTTTGATAAGATTGATTTATCATATACTCCACGTTCGATATTTGTCGCAACAAAGTATCGTAAAGGCACATGGCCTTCTGTTGGCATGAATTTACCAAATACGTGCTTCTGTAAACTGAATAATAATAACCTAGCCGCTACATATTGATAGTTTGGATTTTCAAGATCGATCAAATCGTTAGCCGACTTAATTAAAATCTCTTGTATCTCATCAGTTGTCATTCCATCTCTAAACTGTAAGCCTGAGTTCATTTCAACTTGGGATGACGATACTCCAGTTAAGCCTTCACAAGCGGCTTCTGTCATTTTATGAATTTTATTGATGTCTAATAATTCTTTGCGACCATCACGCTTTAAGATATACAAATCGTCTTTCTTGTTCATTTTTCGCTCTTCTTTAGTTTATATGCTTATTTTAGACTAAAAATCTAAAAGTGTCAAACCTTTTTCATAAAAAGATTTCTGGTGGACTATTGTAATTATGGTTATAACGCCCGAGTAAACAGGAACTATAACTTAATCAGTTCTCCATCTTTTTAAAACATAACTTAAAGTTGCATTTTGGGTAGAACTAGCATTTGAATAACGTAATCTAATCTTACCTGCATTCACATCGGCATTAAAAGTTATGTCGTTTGTAGGATTGGTTTCTGTTCTATCATCAATGAAGTCAGCATTAGTACCATCACTTATAACTCTTATAAGTCCTACTGCAAAGGCTGTACCGAATTTAAAACTGTATTCGACAAACAAAGTGTTTGATTCAGTAAGATCGAAACTTGTCACAACTGCGTTTGTTGTTGAAGTACTCATTGTTTGTTTTAATAGTGCGTTGGATCCAACATAGATGTTGTTGTTGAATTCTGGTTTAGAGTCTTGTGTATATACTCTGATATTATTTGCCACAGTGGTTAATCCTGCACCTTGTGACACATTTAAAAAGTTTGATATCAATTCTGCCTGTTTAGGAGAGTCTGTTTCTACTAATAAATTTCCATCTACTGCAAGTGATGTTGATGGATAACTTAAATTAGCAACTGTTCCTCTAATGCTCACGTTTGCATTTACTCCTGCTGTTCCTATTGCTGGGAGAGTGTTCAAAGTTGTTACAATTTGATTTCTAGTATTAAGATAAACTGTAGTAGGATATACTCCAGTACTGTAATTAATACTCAAAGCAGGTATATCAACATTTAAAGTATCAGCGGCGTTAGTAGAAAAAGAACCTGATACTGGTACTACTCTAAAAACATTTGGACTTGTACCTGGTGTTACTGTATATTTCAATGTTCCTATAGCACCAGTGTTCTGTTGAACTATTCTCGATCCTGCATTTATCTGTCCATAACTTGATGCCGAAGGCTGTGCCGAAAGAGCCAAATATGTATGTTCATCAGTAATATCGATAAACCCTGTTCCTGTTGAATAGTCAACATAGACATCGTTGTTTGCATCTGCCACGTTTGAAGTGATCGATGGTATCGCAGTCGATATGGCATTCATTACTTCAGTTTCTGTCCATTTAGTAACAACTACCACAGAATTTGCTTCTGGTATATTGTTGCTTGTAAAATCAATTCTTAATGTGTTAGGCGAGCCAGTACTAATTGTGTAAGTATCAGTTGCCATTGTTGTTGGCATACCATTTACGTTAAACTTTGTAACTTGATAATCAGTTACGTTTGCTGTTGAGGTTTTTCCTGATGTTGGAAATGTTAATGTTGTACCACCGTTAAGATCAGTAGTTCTTGCATTAACACCATCACCAGTCACGTTCTCTGTTCCTGTCAATGTGAAAGTTACAATTCTATTATCTAAGTCGCTCTGTGTGGATGCTTGTGAATTTAGATAATCGCTCACTTGCACCATACGGTTCTTTGAGCTTTGATTACCA